GTCCCGCAGTTGTGTTTTGACTACGCCGAATTAATATAGTTGATGTTGAAAAGTCATCTCCGGCTATTTGGAATGCAGAATCTGCTGTATTAACAGTAGTGCTACTAGACGTGCCAACTAAAAGGCGACGTGAACTATCTACACGAAATGCCTCGCTGGCATTTCTAAAGATCATGTTATTAGACGCATCAATGAAGATGTCGCCTAACTGAGTTGTTGAATTATAAAACTCAAGCGTGCCACCACTGCCAGACGCACCTGCCAATCGCAGTTCTGCGAAACCCGACGATGCTGCAACGTGAACCTCAGTTCCGGGCGCAGTAGTGCCAATCCCTACGTTGCCTCCTAGAGGATTTAGAAGCAGGTTGTAAGCAACACCACTAACGCCTGGATACGAAGATTGAATCCAGTTACCAGTTGAAGACGTACCGGCGCCAAGCCGTCTACCGCTAGCAGAATCTTTAATTAGTGCACTTGCGCTTGGTAAATCAGAATCATTTGTTAATCCAGTTGTTGCTACAAGGGTGAAGGGATTGCTAACACTACTAGTCCCCAAGCCTACGTTGCCGCCGTTTGGGTTAAGAAGCAAATTGTAGGTTTGGCTTAGATCAGTTCTGTCGGTTGCTTGAATCCAAGGCTTAGAAGAATTTGGCCCCATATCAATGCAGCCGGTTGTAGCTGAACTGCCGATTCGCAGGCTGCCATGTGTTTGAGTCGTGCCAGTTGTTGCGGGCAGCCCATTTGCGGCTGAGGAAATATCAACAGGAACGTCAGGGCTACTAGTCCCCAAGCCAAATTTCCCATCCGATGTGATGCGGGCGCGTTCATTGGTGCCATTAGTTCTAAAGATCAGCGCACCAGTCCCAGTGGCTCCTCTATCTGCGTCAATGTAGAGACTAGTGTCGCTTTGCAGGATCTGGCTGTACCCATTTGTATCAGAATCCGTCCACCGCAGAGTAGGCACACCAGCGATCAGATTCAGTTGCGCGTTGGGGGTGCCTCCAACACCAACATTCCCACTCGCATCAACAAACAACCGCCCAGTGCCATTAGTCGAGATGGCTACTTGATTTGCACCAGGGCTATAGATGCCCGTGTCAAGGTCACCAGTGAATGTGATTGATGGAGCAGCAGCAGTACCATCATCAAAAACACCTGAGGTAATTGTATGAGTTCCGCCACTTATATTGGTAAATACGCCCGAGGTAAAGCTTGCGGTTGTACCAGTAACTGTAGTTCCAGTGATGGTAGTAAAACCTGCAGTGTTACCAGTGACTGTGCCAAATTGGCCGGCAGAACCAGTGACAGTAGTGCCAGTTACAGTAGTAAATCCTGCAGTTCCACCTGTAATTGTTGTAAATTGCGCCAGGTTTCCTGTAACAGTTGCGCCAGAAACTTGAGTTGCAAATGTGCCAGATACAAAATTAGCTGTCGAACCAGTGACAGTAGTGCCTGTAACTGTGGTAAATCCTGCTGTATTGCCTGTAACTGTACCAAATTCGCCTGCGGTGCCAGTAACAGTCGCGCCTGATACCGTGGTTCCACCTAAAATAACATCACCAGAAATTGTACCGGTAACGGTAATGTCGCCACTAAAAGTTGGATTTTGAACTAAACCAGAAACCGAAACAGTGGTATCAGTGCCACCATTAGTAAAAGTAATTGAATCAACTTTTAATTCACCGTAGGCCATGTTTTTAATCCTTTTCTTCTTATTTTACTTTATTTATCACGGTAAGATTACCAAAGGTCCTTGAACAATGAAGCCTCCAGTTCCACCCGATACAACACCAGAACAAACAATTGCAGGAGAAGCGCCTGATGGTGTGGTAATTGCGAGTGTACTACCTGTTATATCTGTAAAGTTAGCTGTTTCTCCGGTGACTGTTGTACCAGAAACAGTAACAAAATTTGCAGTAACTCCCGTAACAGTTGTTCCTGTTATTGTCGTAAAACCTGCAGTTCCACCAGTAAGTGTTGTGAATTGACCTGTATTTCCTGTAACAACTGTACCAGAAACACTTGAAGTGTATACGCCGACATTACCTGTAATTGCAAAACCTTGTACTGTATTGCCCGTGACGGTTGCTCCGGAGACTTGGTTGGTAAATACACCAGATTGACCAGTGATTTGGGTGAACTGTGCCGTAGCACCAGTTACTGTACTGCCAGATAAGGTGCCAGTGATTTGAACACCTGAACTAAAGTAGCCAGACCCCTCTACAGATAAATCACCAGATACAAGTAAATTTCCTGTGACCGCATGGCTGCCTGCAACAATAGTGCCAAATGTACCAGTGGTGAAATTGGCATTTGTTCCCGTAACGGTTTCACCTGAAAGGTTTGAGGTGAAGGTCCCGGAAACTCCTGTAATGTTAGAAAACTGCCCAGTGTCTCCTGTAATTAAACTGCCTGAAAGCTGAGATGTAAATGCACCGGATACACCAGTAATACTATTTCCTTGAATTACAGTGCCAGTAAAAGAAGAAAATACGCCGTTTGTTCCTGTAATGTTTGTAGCTTGTAAATTATTGCCTGTTATTGTTGCTCCACTTATTCGATTAACAAAAGTACCAGAAACAGCAGTAAGGTTACCAAATTGGCCATTATTACCTGTGACCGTTATTCCGCTAATCGTGCCAACAGCTTCTAAATTGTTTTGAACAAAAACACCACTAAAGGTGCCTAGACCAGACACGGTTAACTGGTTGGCAGTAGTAGCCCCAACAAGAGTGGTGGTACCGCTAACGATTAAGTTTTCACCAATTACCAGGTCACCATTAAAAAGGTTGCCTGAACCTTGGATATAGTACTGGTTTAAGTAATCTTTAAAACCAGAAAAAGTAATTTTTTTATTACGAAGGACTGGGTCCACCTCAAAGACGTGAACCAAGGTAAGCAGATCCGGCTCATCAATAGTCGTACCTGCTATCTCTGGAAATTCAGAAATCCTTCTATTGGTAGCCACCTATTTTAACCGTGCAGTCCTACGTTTTATTATAGGACCGCCAATTCACTTCATCTTAATTTCAATTCGAGGCAAAATATTTGTTGCAAAGTTCCAAGTGTATTGAATTCCTGTTACAATACCGCAAGAAAGCAAGATGATTAACAGGAGTTCGGCAACGGTTAGGTTACGCCGCACATAAACAACTTTTGGTTCCTGCTGGGGATATGACTGTTGTTGTGCTGCAACCATGCGGACAGCACGTTCTTTGGCAATAGCTTTCATCTGCGCCAAGGTCTCAGGAGTGATCTGAGGTTGTTCAGGCATAAATTCAGGAGCTAGATTCGGCGGCACCGACTGACTTACTGGAACTTGCTCTTCCATGGTTGCAAAAACGTTTTCTACAGATTAGCATTTCAAAAAACAAAATGGCTGTGCAATACGGAATTCGTAAAGGTTTAGAAGATATAGCTTATGAGCTAAAGGGTATTCGTGACGTAATGCTGGCAATATGGCAGGTCAAGTACGGAGAGGCTGATGTTGATTGCTTAAATCCAGACGCTTATGCAGATGAATATATTTCTACTGAGGAGTGTGCCAGGAGACTGGGGGTGTCTGATCAAACGTTAAGGAACTGGATGTTGATTGGTAAAAAGGATCCGACCAAAGGCTGGGTTGAAGGTCTTCATTACGTCAATGTTTCTCCAGTGAGGGGCAAAAAAGCTGTATTACGTGTTCCCTGGAATAACCTCGTCAGATCTTTTTCCAAAAATGAGGAGTTCAAGCCGTCAGATTATAGAAAAAAACGCAGCAATATGTATGAATTAAGAGGATTCCAGAAGCAAAGTTGATGTCTTATAGATTTAATGAAATCAATATTGACGTGATCAACAGTGAAAACTATAGGAGTCTGCTGCCCAAAACAATAGCAGATCAAGTTTCTGTTTTTCTCCCACCCAGTGGTTCATTTGATGATGCATGCCTGTATAGATACCTGAAAAACTTAAAAGAATATGAAGAAGAGGATGAACATTCAAGCATGACACTGGCAAATAGATTGCGCTTGGCATTTCAAGATATGAAACCGGATACAATCTGTGGTAAATTCCCCAACGTTGAACTGCCAATGAAAAGAAGGCTGCGTTGTGTTGCTGAATACTTAATTAGGGCTGGGGAATTTGACAAAGTTCGAGATAAAAATGGTAAATTAATTAAGAAAAGAGGTGTGCTGGGCAAAATGGTTGTCATGTACGAACCAACGCCTAAGCTGATGGAATCATTAGTAAAGCAAAATTTATTAAAAAATGAGCCGTAGAGAAAAACTCATCGCATCTGTCATCGGTCCTGAATTAGATGAGACCAAAGCAAAGATGCTGGATGCCACATTAAAACTCATTCTTGGTGACATGGGTGAGCAGTATTCCAAATTCTGGGCTGCAGAGGGGCCAGGGGTCTTGTGCCTTCAGCCAGATTGCGGGCGTTCAGTGTTTTTTATGACGCTTGAAGAGCTGCACTCCGCCAAGGAGTCATGCGAATCAGAAGGTAATGATGATCTTGCTGAAAGTTTCAGACGCATTCTTCAGGCAGCACAGAAGATCAATCCAGAAGAAAAAGCTGGCTACATCATTAATGATGCCCAGGGTATTCGTTATTTGGAAATAGACTACAACAAGGTTTCAGAAAAGTAATGTCCGCAGTTGGTTCATATAAACACAAAGAAGATAGTGAGCTAATAACCAACTATGATCTAGTGGCTGCTGCTCATGGCATCATGAGTGGCATTGAACTTGATGTAGCAAGCTCCAAGATTGCAAATGAATATGTAGAAGCAGAAGCTTTTTACACACCATCCGATGATGCATTGAATGAAACTGAGTGGTTTGGAAATGTTTATCTATTTCCACCAGCGGGTACCTACTACTGGAATGAAAGGCAAGAAAAGTGGAGGATGACCCGTGGAACATCTCCAACCTTGACTTCATCTCATGATGTTTGGTTTAGAAGATTGTATAGAGAGTGGTACAAGCAAAACATTAGGCAGGCGGTATTTTTTAGCAACTGTCCTGACATGGTTCGTTACGACCAAAGAATCTTCAACTTTCCCATTTGTTTCTTAAAAACTGCACCAATCTTGATGCGTAACAGCAGTAACGGTGTCAAGCCACACAAAACGTGCACTTCCATAGTTGTCTACCTGCCACCAATTGACAATTCGACACAAAAAATTCAAGATTTTATCCACCTTTACGAAGAAAAGGGTCGTATTGTCTGCTAAATTCAATATACTGATTTGAAGCAAATGAGTCTGCTCGCTGACTGGGAAATCAAAGAATTGGCGTTGAACCATGGAATGATTCAACCCTTTGTAGATAAAGTTGTAAGGAAAGAAGGAGATAAAAAAGTTTTAAGTTATGGTCTTGGTTCCTATGGTTACGACATTCGCCTGTCGCCTAAACAGTGTTTGATCTTTGGCCGCACTCAATCAGGTGATTGCGATCCCAAGGATTTTAATTCTGACATTCTTGTTCCCTCTGAATTACTTGAAGACGAGAAGGGTAAGTATTTTATTTTGCCACCTTATGGATATTGTTTAGGTGTGGCAGAAGAATATCTTGACCTTCCTGGAGACGTGACTGTAGTTGCAGTTGGTAAATCAACTTATGCAAGGTCTGGGATTCTGGTCAATATCACGCCTGCAGAAAGCAAGTGGCGAGGACACTTGACACTTGAAATCAGTAATTGTACTGGGTTATTTAACCGAATTTATGCTGATGAAGGTATTTGTCAGTTGCTTTTTTATCGTGGCAAACCCTGCGAAACCAGCTATGAAGATCGTAAGGGCAAGTATCAATCACAACCCCACGAAGTTGTGTTTTCTAAAGTTTAATTAAACGAAAGATCTACCAAAACTCGGTTGTGGTTTCCTGGCGTAACTCGTGCCACCTGCGCCAGGATCACCATAATTTACGCTACGTTGACTAGGTAATTCCATACCAGCAATTGATGCTTTGCCGATAGGTGTGCGACCTCTAATTGTTGGTTCGTCAATACTTGCTCTTTGTTTATATGCACCAGCAGCCTTGGCTGATTTCATAAAACGTGCAACACGATCTTGTTTGCGGTTTACTGATTGAGCAGAAACCCTATCTTCTTCATCAATACGACGAAGGTCAGTGTCATACGCTTGTTCAGGATTGAGATCAGTAAGTTCGGCCCCTGAAGTTCCAGGGAGCCGCCGATCATCTTCCGTGGGGCTGAATAAGTTGGCCATAGTATTATTGTAAGAGAACTAAATCAAGTATTCACATAAAAGTTATGGATGTCGCTGGATTTTTAGATGGTTTTGTTCAAGACCAAGTCAAGCGTCGTTGCCTGACTGAAGAGGATTTTGGTCAACCGATTGCAAATGAAAATAATGATGTGCCATTATATGATCAGTACAACACGGGTCTGACGGCATGCGAGGAGGGAATGGACAGGAATCCTCTGAACTTAGAGGGCAATCGAGTCGGTCTTACCGGTTACATTCCTTCGATGGAGCAGGGGATGATGATGGGTGCAGCACCACGTCCCAAAACCCTTGTGATGGAGCTGGAGGAGCCGGACGAGGAGATGAAGGAGGAATCACGCAAGAGACGTGGTTTGAACCGGTAGATACCGACGCAACTACTGATTGTCCTGGTGGAGTTTGCCCGGTTCCCTGGGCAGTGAAAGAGAATAAACCCGAGCTATTCGATAACGTTGCAAGACCTAAGCATTACAACAACGGCGAAGGAATTGAATGCATCGAAGGTATTGAAGCGCAGCTAACGCCAGAAGGATATAAAGGATTCCTGCAAGGCAACTGCGCCAAGTACTTGTGGAGATGGCGTGATAAAGGGGGTATTGAAGATTTGCGTAAGTGCAAGTGGTATCTTGATCGCCTAATTTCATCTGTTGATGAAGGTGATTAAAAGGGCTGGAGGTCACTCCCTTCTTCTTCATCGTCATCATCGTCATCTTCAAATGCAAAGCTAGATGCGAGTTCCATGAGTTCAATCTCTGTTGGGATATCAAAATCTAGCTCAATATTTTCATCTGCCATCAGAGACTTAATTGCATACCACTCCATTAGTCTCTGGTGGTATAAGTTGAGGAGCGCTGAATATAGCTGCTCCCAAGTCATTTCTTGGGCTGCAAGCTCAGCCTTACGCATAGAAAATTGAAGCTCCAGCGGGAGTTCGAATTCCCTGGGCTCTACTGAACGCTCCATGTTTTCCTGCATTGTCTCTACCTAACTATTCTAATCCTACACGTTAAACAGACTGTCGAATTCGTCGCTGGGGTAATCAATCCAATCTACGGAATCAATTTTAAAGTTATTGGCAAATTCTGCTAAGGTGTACGGATTTATATTTTCCTCAAGTTTACGTATGGCCCTGACCTGGTTGGGAGCTGCGGAGTAGTTCCTGAATGCAGAGAGGAGAACTTCTGTGGAACACCAGGGGTTGGCGTTGACTTCCTGGAGGAATAGTTCAACCTCTTTCTGCCTACGTTCCATGAGACCGCCGATGACGTTATGGTCGGCATCAAAGACCCAACGATTGATTTCAGCGGTAACACCATAGAGGTTGTTGTTTTCTATTGCATCGATAATGTTGCTGTATAGGAATGGTTCCCAGCCAACGGAATGAATGAAAGAGATCAACGCCTGACGCATTGAATCATCAATCGGGATATTAAGATTTGTTAATTGATTATTGATTACCTTTACTTCGCCCAGTAGGTATTCCAATGCTTTTGATTTGCTGCAGCATTGACCTTGTTTTACCGGTGAGCCATCTGGGTAAAACTGTGTGCCATAGCCGATGGTATAAGGTTCTGCCCCGGTATTTGGATCTGGGTACGCCCGTTCATTAAAACCCTCATAGGTTTTGATAATATCAAGTGCCTGGTTAAAAATGGGCATTCATTTAGACACAGTTGTTTGTATTGTATCTAAAATTATAAATATTATCTACCACTTCACGCGGTGGCTCCAGTACCTTGCGGACATTTTACTGGGGTTAGGGTCTTGTGCATTGTGACGCGCATAATATGATTTTTTTCTTGCTTTATCTTTTTCGCTTGTAGGGTTTTTGCCTGCACCTTTTACGCCTTGCTGGCCAAAGCGAATAATTTCTTCTTTACCTTTCTCGCAAGCCTTTACTACGTGGGATTTGGTTTTATGCCCAGGGGTTTTCTGGGGTTTATTACATGCCATCTTATCCTTGGCAATCTTTGCTACTTTAGCTGCTTTTTTTCTTTTATCAGACATTATTTAAACAGGTTAAATCCTGAGGTAAAGTCGCCAAGGATTGATGTTGCTGTTTTGGACTTGTAGTCCTCATCTTCATCATCTAAATTCAAGTCTAAGCTAAAGTAATTTGTCGTGGGACCATCATCCTCTTCTTCATCATCTGCCTCATCCTCTTCGTCACCGAAGAAAGATTGAATAGATGTAAGCGAAGCAAATGGATCACTGTAATCACCAAAATCAAAACTTAAACCTTTATCCGATCCGGCTTTTGTTAACAACGCCTGGTCTTCTCTGTTAAGGTCTGGGAAAAATTCATCATAAAACTCATCTTCTGTACCCTGGAAACCAGCAGATTGAAATACTTTATATAGCTCTGTTTCAGCAACTGGTTGTTCATCTTTGTAATCTTCTTCACGTTCAATGTATGTAACGCCAAGAATTTCTTGGGTTGGTTTCTTGCGTTTTTCATTGAGATATTTAATTTGTTCTCTGATCTCTTGTGCACTACCTGTTCTCAAAGTTTCGACAATATATTCTTTTAATTCATCCATTGTTCCATTAAAATCTTCAAGCCCCATTTCTTTAAGCACCTCATTCCATGAATCTTTATCATTTGGATCTAGCCCAGACAACATTTCATCAGCAAACTCTTCGGGCAAGATAAATTGACCAAATACAGTTCCCTGCTCCAGGGCTTCCTCCTCAAGTGACGGAAGAATTTTGTTATAAATTTCATCTTGGACTCTACCTGCAGTCAAGATGTCTTCTGCGGCATCATATCCTTGTCCCTGCCCTTTAACTTCAAAGTGCATACGGGCAAACGCATTTTTATCATTGACATCGACACCAAATCTATATGCTTGTTGTGCCCAGTAAGGATCCCCTGTTTTTGCTGCTTCCCAATCTGCTGCAACTGTTTGGGCTTGCTTTGCATAATCTGCAGCCCTTGCTTCATTGCCAGTGGGATTGAAATAAAAATTAGGATCAAAGTACCTGGTACCAGTACTTTTAATTTGATCAAGGAATTGTTCTGCTCGCAAGTTTGCTGTCTGACTTAAAGCATTAAGAAGATCTTGAGTCTGGAATGGATTCTGTTCTTCTTGTCTGACATCAAGGTATTCAACAAATTCATCCATGGACCTGGATGTGTCAAAACGTGGAATCAAGTATTGATCAATAAACTCTTTTGCAAATTCAGATTCAATTTTAATTTGCTCTTCTGCTTCTTCTCGTGTCAACCCAAGCTCAATTGCTTCTCCATATTTCTTCTTTAATGAGTCATCAAACCATTGTTGCCAGTTATAAGTGACATTATTGTTTACACCGGTCACGCCTTGTAGAGCTTTTTCCAGGGATTCTTCTGCTTTACTACCTCCCATAAACGAAAGTACTCCACCTACACCAGTGTCTCCAAGAATTGAATTGGTTAGTGTCTGGTTAAGATTAAATACCTCAGAAATACCTGGGAATCCCTTGTATAACTCAAGATTTGATTCTCTGGCCTTGGCTTTTTTCATTTCATCAATCGTATCTTTTAATACGTTTTGAGCTAAAGCACCAAACTTCTTGACATCAACTACAGCTTTTTCACCAGCGGCTTCAATGATGGCATCTTCTAATTCTGTGATGCCATACCCTTCGTTAATGTTGTAGTTAAACGCAATTTGTTTATCTTCTGGACGCTCAGATAATCTAAATAAGGTTGCAAAATCATCTTCTTTTTCTACGTCAAGGTAATAATCTTTTGCCATCTGCTCCCAATAAGGATCCCCATTTTTTGCTGCATCCCATTGAGCAGCAATTTCTGGAACAGAAAGCAAACGTTGTGTTTGGGTGTCAAGATCAACGCCTAATTGCTTGTTTCTAATGTCTTGAATTTCTGCGTCTGTTGGTGGAGTTTCAGCATATTTATTTGCTCTTTCTGTATCTTCTGTTGGATTGCCACGCCTGTTTTCATATTGGCCATTATTGGTGTAATGGGCTAAGGCAAAAACGTTTGAATTGCCACCATACCTTTCAGTGATATCTATGTCGTCATTTGCTACAGCATTATTCCAAGCGTTTTTTACATCTTCATAGGCATTAAGATACCAGGAGCCATCAAAAGATCCATAGGGGGGTTTGGCCCCAAGGTTTGTATTCCAAGTCTGAAGTTTTGTTCCTCTGTAAAAATTTTTAAAAACATCTTCGTTTCCAATACCAACATTTCTAATCGCATCTCTTACTGCAACGTAATCCCCTCCCCTTGCGCTTAATGCTGTACCCCTGAACTGGTTGTATTTATTGTTAATTGCTTGGTTGGCCGCATTTTTGGCAGCATTATCTCTGTTAAAACCTGCATTTTGGTTGTTTGATTTTATATTGTTGTTTACATTTCTGGCTATGTAGTTAAATCGTCTCTCAATGTCACTTTCAAATTCTTCCTCAGGATCGTCATCATATGGAGTGTAAATTATCCAACGGTTTCTTTGTCTGTTGTAGCGTCCAGGGGTGTTGAGAGTAAGCGTTTCAACAACAGTTCTTGTCCCATCAGGCCTAATTGCTATGATATTTGCATCTCTTTTTACGTACGTTTTAACGCCAAATCGGCCACGTATTGATGCTCCCGAATAATAATCCGAGTATTCAACTTCATATTTTTCTGGTTTATTGGCGTCGTAATCTGTTTTATAGTTTGTGGGCTCGTAATTAATTACAATATCTTTTTGTCCAGCGTCGTAATATATTCCCATTTTATTGTGTAATGCGTTTAGTAATTATATCAACTAGGCTGGTTGTGAACAACTGGAAAAAGAAGTATAAACAAAAATGTCAATGACTTCTTGATTGATCCAGTCGTTAATCTTTTTCATCCTTTCTTCAGTATAGAATTCTTGTTGTTCGTACCAAGGCTTCATGTCCATTGACGCCTTGTTGGAATTACAACGTTGACAAGCAGGTAAAAGATTGTTTCTGTTGCTAGAACCTGACTTGAACCTTGGGACTATGTGATCCAAAGAGGTTGCTTTATCACCGCAGTAACCACAGCAGTGGTCCCAGGCTTCATAGATTGATTGACGATAACGCCGTTTTGCTAACTTCGGAGTTAACTCAATGAGCAGGGAAAGGGGATCCTGTTCAGAGTTGAACATACTCTTCAGTTGCGGTTAAGTATATTCTAAGAGTGCTAATCTAATTAACAAAACTTAATTGAATAAAATTTCTGTTAAGAAGGTTGACCTAGCTTTGGTTTTGTGTAGGTTATGAGAGTAAGCCTTCACATTCTCCATGGCTCGCAAAGATGGGTGGGTATCCGCCAAGTACCTCACCGAAACCCTTGACATTGATCGCGCAACCCTCTTCAAGTACCGTGATGACGGCACCCTTAAACTTGGAGCTCATTATGCCGCCTTTCCAGGGGTAACCTTTTCAAGGGACAGTTACCTGTGGCACCTGCAGTCTGTCAAGAAACACCTGCAAAAACTGGAGAAAGCTGAAGAGCTGGCTGTGGCTTGAGCTTTCCGTACATCTTACTTCTTATCGTATGAGCAAGAAGTAAGTCGGTAACGTTTAACTCAACTTTACGAAAGGCCATCTGCCTGTAAAGTTCTAAGCAAATTTTGTCCCAGGAGTCATATAACTTCTGGGGCTTTTTTTCTTTCAGTTCAAATAAAATAGCCCACTGTGGGTGCAGTGGGTAAATGGCTTTCTTTTTGTTTTGTAGATAGATTTCGTCGTCTGAACCCCAACGAAAAAGTTTCAAGCTGTCTGGTTGAATGCCGTAGGTGGCGATCATACCATAAAGCCAAGCCAAGTTTTTTGTTTTCTTGTTGGTGGCTAAACGGAAGTACTCATCTACTATCCGTTGATCAATTGGTGGCTGCTGGGTCATGGGTCATGGAAATCGTATTAACCTTACCTTATACACCTAGCTGAAGCTTTGCCACGACTAACAAGTATTCCTGATGGAACGCCGTGGTCTTAATGTAAGTATATAATACTTAATCTTGTTTAGCTAGGCCCAACGCCACTAGCAAAAGCTGCCCAAGCAAGACCAATAGCCTGAATTGTTGATATTTCACCAGATCCGTAAGGTAAATTCACCGTATCTCCAGCATGATAGACAGTTGGAATACCACTTGCTTTGATTGGACTGAAACCATATTTTCTCCTTTCAACTTGCCCAGAAGAAAGGATAAATGTTCCGTCGACAATGTCACCAAAATCCGCCATTACGTTCCAGGGGTTCCGCCCTTAGCTGGATCATAAGGATTGCCATTTTTGTCATACATGGTAAAGCCAGACATTAACACAAAGGTTGATGGAATATTAAACAACTTTTGCATCATTGGCATCATCATTGGTGCCTGACAGTTATATGGCGGTACATCCATGATTGATAGACTGCGTTCGGTTAAACGATAGGCGGCTTTTTCGTTATCTCTTTGTTGCTTGGCCACTAGCTCTTGTTCCCACTCCGTAATACTTCCCATATCAACAGGTAAATCTGATGGCTCTGGTGGGAATACTTTCTCTGCAAATTTCATTGCATAGATATGTTTGCAATATCTTAGTTCATCAAGTAGTGGCGTCCAGAAATCTGTTAGTGAATCAATTGTATAAGACCCATCTGAATTTCTGGTTGTGCTGTAATCATTGTATGAAGGCATCCCTTCTGACACTGCGCCTTCTAGTGACGGAAGTGGAGTGCTTCTTGTGTACACTGCACCAAAATCTCTGAATACACCTGGATTGTCTCGTAGTGTACCAGGGATAATGGATGAGTTTGGTGTAACGGTTGGTGGTATGTCATATTCAGGTGATGGCGCAATAACTTCCATGCCTCTGTTAACTGTGGCACTTGTCATTGCACTGTTATCAACCTTGCCATCCAACGTCATCACTTCATACCGACCTGGTTTAATGGTCGCAGCTTTGGTCCTTGGGAAAACCTTTTGATTCCCTTTACCAAGACCCATCATGTACGAATAATCACGACGAGTAAAATCTTGGCAAGAGCAGCAGTACCTCGTACCTGTCATCAGGTATCGACCAAGGTGAGGAGCCGTAGTTGATGGTGTACGGAATACAGCGTCTGGCGTTGATTCAACAGAGCCTTGTTTCTGTAGCGTCAATATGCCATTAATTTCATCAGTAGCTACTAAGACGGCTTGCACGTATCCGTAACGTTTCTGAGTTGTTGGATCAATTGTCTCTTGTGTTATAGGTGTGCCGCCAATAGAAACAATCCGATCCTCAAGTATTTCACCATTAATTGGGTACTGTGCCGGAACAATTACTTGACCACCAATAATCACCGGGGGAATATAAAGTGGCGGTGGTAAAGGGTTGAGAATATTCCATCCACCAGCAAGTTGAACATACCAATAGTTTGTATCTTCGGTTACTGATTGTATAGATGCTGCAATACCTCCCCCACCACGGAGGTTATCAAAACGCAAACTACCAGCAACGCGAACACCTGCCCAATGCATTCCAAACTCTTTGTTTGGTGTTGGGAAACCTTGGAAAATCCCTGGAATTGCTGGTGGATTAGAGCCAGGGGGAATTACTGTCCCTGGCGGTAAAGGAATTGCGTAGTCAAACGGATAACTATACGTGTTGTCAATAAGAGTATTGCAATATAGCTCAAAACCACGGCGCCATCTGGACCAAGCAGATTCTCTGTTTGCTGAATAAATGGAATCAGGAACAGAACCTTTAGAAAACTCTGTCCTGATTGGTGTTACGTTTTTAGGTCCAAAGGTTTCAGCTTTGCCTAATCCGCCGAAATTACCAAAGGAACTTCCGCTCCTTTTTGCCATTTTTAGAACAAGCCGCCCTGGGCGATTACGTGAGCACCTGGTGTGTATCCTGAGATGTTGGGACCATCGGGGAAGACACCAACATAAATACGGTCACCTCGCTCCAGGTAAATACCTTTATTGCGTAGTGGAGATCCTTCGCCAAGTCCAGTTGTATTACCAGCGCTAACAACAGGTACAGCAAGTTGAGGCATCACATCTGAGCAATCAACTGTATCAGTGTTTGCTGGAACACGCTTAGCAAAAAGAACTCGGTAATCACCGGAACCAGGAATAGGGGTTGTGGTGTTACGTGTTTGATAGAACACAAAGGTTACTTCAGGACGATTGTCGTAGATAACACCGTTATACAGGAAACCACTGGACGTACCACCTGAGTATTCAAGTGATGTATTTGCTCCAGTTAACGTAGTAGCACCTGTATATGTGTAATACCCATAACCACTTGCTGGTGCAGTGCCAACAACTCCGGTGTCTTGGACAAAAACGATTTGACCGCTAGATAAAGCAATTACATTACCCGAGGTTCCACTTGAAACTGTATAGTCTGCGCTGCGATAATAATCGTTTCGAACAATGGTAATTGAATCAATTACACCACCACTATTACTGTCATCACTTAGTGCTGCATCCATGTCAACAAGGATGGATGGCGCTTGACCGCCCTGCACAAATAATGTATTAGAAGAAGCGCTACCAACTGTTTGCGTTGTGATTCGTACAGAATCAAACAACGGCCTGTCTACAAATAACGCTTGCTTGTTCGTGGCGGTAGACGACATTTACTTCTTTTGACAACTATTTCGTTAATTATAGTCTACCTTCTTAACATTGAAATGGCGTTCAAAAAACCCGGATTATTTTTTAATCTATTTTCAACCAAAGCATCTGGATTTGCTTGAAGAGCCAAGAAAGTTTGAAACTTTTCACCGCCGTCTGGGGCTTCTTTGTCTGGGGAAAATATAAATCGCTTTGATGCAATGTAATCGGTAATGTCCATTGGTGTATTGTTGCGTCTGTACTGACTTGTTCCGGCTCTTGCAACGTCCCCCGGCAAGTAACCAGAGTAAACATTGGCAGGGCCGTAAGATTCAGAGATGTATTCAGAATATCTTGCCATTAGAAACCTCCAAACATGCCCATTGGGTTAATCAAGGTTGGTAGTACAGACTTGACGACCTGTTCTTTGATTATTTCCGTTAAGCTTTTTGCTTTTTCAAGTTCAGGTTTTTTAACCAGTCCCAATGCCTGACCAAGGATTTGTTCAACAGATCTATCGTCCGAAGAGCCAGAGGATTGTGCGGTAATTTGATTTAGCTGGTCGCCAGGGGAAGCAAACAGCTTTTCTCCCTTTTGGTAAAGAGTTTCCGATAATGGATCAAAATAAAAATTACTTTTTCCAGGAACCGGTAAGTAGTCTGTTGGTTTTTTTGATTTATATGCAGCAGTTCCCCTAAAAGATTGTGCACCTTTGGATTGCCTAAACTGGGTACCTACTTGTGATAAATCATTAACAATTCCTTTAATTTTTTCAAACTCTCCTTGTCCACCAAGAACTTTTGCGCCAAAGTTTGGATCTCCAAGTTGTTCCATTGAATATGGAAAAACTGCTTCATACTGACCAGGAGACTTGGCAATATTTCTAATGTCACGTCCACCCCAGTCACCCGAGAGTCGTCTTGCAAGTACATTTGCAGCAACAGCGGCAACATCTTGGCCTTGCGCACCACGATATCCCTCAAGGCCAGCCAGGGTGGCTAAGGCATTAACCTCTGGATCTTTTAATCCAAATGCTTGTTGTACAGTTCTTGGTGCCATGTCACATTGGGCGGAAACTTTGGAGACGCTTCAAGAATTCAGCTTTTGCTTCCTCTGGAAGAGCAGAAATATCTGTCGTTGGTGACATACTCATTCCAGCTTGACCAGCCTGTGGCCCAGCAAATACTGAAGTGTTAGGAGAGACGCCTGCAGGGCGCTGCATCACGCCTAAAGCCTGTGTTGGGAACTGTGTACCAGCTTGACCCTGCATGGCTCCCTGGAGGGCTTGTGAGGCCATATCCATTGCACCAATGCGTGCCTCTTCTTCTGGGGCGATGAACGGCCTTTGCTGTTCAAATGCTTCACGTGTTGCAGGATACCCAGGCATGCCTGCCATCTGTGGGTTGAAGCGGCCCACGGTTTGCTGCATGCGTTGTTCTGGTGTACCAAATTTGGCTGCACTAATTGCACGTCCTAACTCTGCAGCGGGAGCACCTTGACCGCGAGCAGCTTCATACTGCTGCATCTGCTGGAAGTAAGGATCTGTTTGTGCCTGTTGCGCCAGGCGAGAAACTTCCTCTACATATGCACGTTCCCTGGGATCTAATGATGTGGAGCCATTGGATCCTGCTTGGCGTCCACCCTTTTCTACGCCAGTGTCTGCTGGGGGTTGTTGTCCAGTAGATCCATCAACTGTACTGGGGCCTGCATCCATATCTCCGCTGCCTCCATACATTGCCCTCATTTCCAGGGCGCTCATTGGTTTGCCCTTGAATCCACCACGCTTACGTTCTGCGTCCAGTGTTCCAGAAGCCACCCCCTGTGGGAAGGCTGCGTCAAAAGCGCCAGCAGCTAGCAATCCACCACCAACGGTTGTTGCCAAACCAGCAGCGCCACCTAGACCAAGGGCAGATGCAAGAGATCCACCCATTCCAATGCCAGGAACGGGATTTAAAAGATCAAAACCAAAACCGACTTTTCCACCACCTGCACTCATCATGCGGCCCAAAAAATTCTGAGCAGCGGGCTGAGCTGCATTTCTCGCTTGTCCCAAAGCTTGTGTCATGCCTGTTTGACGGCTCAACGCATAATCAGTAGCAAGTGGGCTGCCAGGGATGTTTGTTCTTGGAGCAACTGTAGTTGGCGTAGGACGCACTGGTTGTGTTCCAACAGAAGGTGCTCTTAATGCACCACTTGCTCCTTGTCCTGCGGGCCTTGGGGCTGGACCTTGAGCCTTGGCTGCTCTAATCAAAGTTGTCTTCGCTTTATTTCTTGCTGCTTCCTTGGCCGCCCCTGGAGCCATTTGCTGAATATCAGTGAGCGTATTTAAAAACTGAGTGGGAAGTGCGCCAAAATTTACGCCTTGAGGTACTGTGCGACTCAAGACGCCTTCTGCTGCCTCTTTTAAAAACTTATAGTTTGTCGGATCTGTGGCTTGGCCTAATGCCCGCCCGCCGAATTTAAGAAGATTACCAATAGGCATGACTACCTCCAGTTAAGGTTTAAATAAACATTTGAACCGACAGAGGTGTCGGCTGGACCAGGTAATGCCTGGATAAATTCGGCACCAGAGCGCTCGTAACGATACCGAGCCTGGAATGGATCCTTGTAATTTGGTACATAAAGGATCTGTGCAAGACGATTGGTTTCGTACAGATAGATTTCATCCCAGACCTTTAATGCTTCTTTGGCATTACTGGAACGAATCGTACGATCAACATCACCTGCAATACTTTCCAGGCGAGTGGAAGGTGACGTGGCGACTTCTGTTTTCTTTTCAGCAGTATCGCAACGACTGATTTGCAGAGAAATCTTGTTATAGAAGTATGAATCCGGAATGGTATTCATAGCTTCTTCAAGACGAGCATAGTCACCCGCTGGGACAGAAACCGTGAAGTATCCCAGGTGGTATCTTACTCGGCTTTTGTCAAAACTGGATAACTGCACGTGTTTTTCTCGCTATTGTTTTATTATAAAAGCAAGTAATCAACTAAAGAACTGATCAAAATAATCTTGATTTGAAGTGCGTCGTCCCATAAGATATGGATCCTGTGAAGAATACTGTTGTAAGAAACCCATCGGATTCATTGCTTGATTTAGTATTCCACCGATAATTTCCTCTTTAAGTTGTTGTTGAAATGATTTCTGTGGTTTCTCTTGCTCTCGTCCGCCGCCAAGCTGAGTGCCATAGATAAAAGCTTTAAGGACATCCCTGGCTCTTGATTCAGAATCTTGACTGGGAAATGCAGCAGTTGGGCTAATAAACTCAGGCATGAAGGGATTTGCTGCTGCCTGGGGTTGATCTACCTTTGCTTGTTTACCTGGCTTTGTATGTAAAAACTCAAGTTCATATGCATCACCATTGACTTGTGTTTGTAATCGACCTAAGCCTTCCCCTGGCGTATAAGTTCCATATCCTTTGTATGCAAGCTGGGTTCCACCAGGAATGCCAATATCAATACCCTTATGGAATGTAGAGGCTCCAGTGGTCGGTGCCTTTCTCTCACCGTATGGAGAGGTGATTGTAAAGCTGGGAGTAAATTGACCTTGATCTTGCCTGAATAAAGGAGTCTTGTCTTTACCTACCAGGACATTTTGCAAGACTGTCCTTGCAGTCATTGGGTTAATATACTTGCCTCCTTTCTTGACACGTACATCAAGATGTGGTCCAGTCGTAGGAAAAATATCCTCTCCTGTATTTGCAATAACTCCAATTGGTATTAGTCCTGCCATTATCTTTTTATTTTCTATTCTAAAACTAAAAACCCCTGGTAGTTCCAGGGGCTTTATCCGTTAAACACGTACTAAATTGGCCGCAAACACCGCATCCCAATCGATACGCTTAATTTGTCTTAACTGTTCCAGGTTATTGAACCGTTCCCCCGATAGTGACATTTGCAAATCTTTAATCTCTCTTGCTGTCTTAAGGCCAATACCCTTGATATGATCAGCAATCATCTGCGGTGTTGCAGCATTTAAATTAAGGCGATTATCTGGCGGAAAACTACGAGGCTCTTCTTTTGCAGCCTTGTCTTTAACTTGTAAAGTTTTTACCTTCTTTGTTGCTGCTTCATCAGGAAGCAACTCTGTCTTGTATGCGGTATAAAGACGACCATCTTGGTCTTCAACCATAAACCAATCGCCGTCATCCCATTCGCTAACAACCTTTACTCGGGCGCCAGTTTTTTTGTGCTGATAAAGCATAGGACCAGATAAAACATTACCTGGTCCCATAATACCTTAATTATCAGCTAACAGTGCGTCCCAGGAGGTAGCCGTCGATATCCTCGTAGCCAGGAGCTTCATCCGGCTGGATGTAGCAAGCCTCGACAACCAGGTAACCAGTACGGCCAGCATTGGAGTCTCCGCTGGAAATATAGAAGCCACCGGAGGTGGTTCCAGAGAGAGTGCTCTCGCGGGCAAACACCTTGAAGGTGGTGGAAGCAGTAAGCTCCTTATACACACCGGAAACACCCACGCCAAGCACACCAGAGTTGGTGGCCAGGGGGTTGGTGCTGTAAGCGGCAGAACCACCAGCGAAGTAGATCTCACCGGCCTGTGAACCAGAGGTGGTGGAAGTCAAGTTTGCCTGAGCAACAGCTTCACCAACACCAGTGGAAGCAACAGGGCCGCTGTTGTCACGACCGAAGGTGATCACGTTACCAGTGGCGGCATACACACCAGAAGCAACACGACCGTCGCCCCAACCAGAAGCAACAGAAATAGTTGCGCGATAGATGTAGGCAGGCAGCGTGGAGCTACCGGAGACAACCATACCGGTGATATCGGGACGGGTGTCGTCGTTGCGATAAGGTGAAGGAACAATCACACTTGCTTCGGCAACTGCGCCAGCACCAGAAGTGGCGGTCACGGGGACATAACCACGTTGCTGGAAATAGCGCCAACCCGGAATTGCAAGGACAGAAGTGGGGCCACCCTTGGAAGCATTATTGCTACCGCTGTCATTGGTGTCAATGTTGCGATACCAACCGTTCAAGGGCTCAGCCCAGTTACCGGGGTAAATTTTCTTGGCGGACAAATAGGTCATTTATCTCTCCTGAATGTTTATTTCTATAGATTATCAGATGGTGCCGTCATCAGAGACGAAGCTGAATGCGGTTGTAACGAAGTCCTTGTTCAGGATCTCGAAGCCAGCATACAGTTGCCAGATGAGGATGATGAAGCGGCTGAAGTCATCGTTGTTGTTGATCAGCACCTGAGCGTTGGGGCCGCCGATACCAACACCAAGGGCTTGAGGACCAAAGAAGTAACCTTGGGCAACCTCTTCAGAAGCATAGGTAGCAGCACCACCGGAATCAAAGGTGGCCTGAACGTTCTTGGTCGGGAAGTTGGTGGACTCGAAGAACTTCACGCCTTCAAACTGGACGCCAGTAGGCATCACGGGCTCACCAGCCAGGAAGTAGGCTTGGCCAGCCTGGGGACCCATGTAGAAGCTGGAGTTGTTAGGCATCATGGGATTGCCCATGTACATGCCTTGACCAGGATTACCGGCGTAACGTGCGATCTCACGGAAGTCACTGTCACGACGCAGATGCATCATGAAGGTGGGGTCGCAGATGCAACGATAGAGACCGTCAGCGTAGGTAGGAACGTTACGCTTGCGGAGATCCTTGACAACAGTCAGAAGGTCGGTGCGAACAGAGAACTGCTGGACCTGATTGCCATACTCAGCAGAGGTGTAAGCAATACGGCCAGAAGCGTCTTTGGTCTTACCACCAGCGAAATAGTAACCACCTTGAGAAGTAGAGGCAGCACCGTTGGCTTCAGCTTTGGAGAGTTCGTCAATGAAGACGCGATCACGCCAGCGGCGATAGTCATCGAGCAGGGTCAGAGAACCGATGCTCTGGTGGAACATATTCAGGTTACCGGTATCCAGCAGCAGACGCTGAGCGGTAACGAGAGTTTCGCGGGCAATTTTAAAAGTAGAAGGCTGGGTCGGATCACCCGGATCCGCAGGGCCGGTGTACTCTTTCAGCACAACAAGCACCTTCTCTTTGGTGATGTTGCGGCTGTTGGCGGTACCAATGGTCTGGTCGGACACGCGCTCACGGCTGTCCTTGGTACCAGGAGTACCCCAGAACTTATAGCGGTCTAACTGAACAGTCTGACCGGGCTGACGAGTGAAGTCATGGACCACCACAGGCTCTACAGCCATTTCGGCAATGTAGGCAGGATGCGGACGGTAAAGTTCCGCACCAAGAATCTTGGGAAAGTCGGTATCAATGAACACTTTTGTTTATCCTCCAGGATCGCAGGAAATTGTTATCGGGTGGAAGATTCAGACATTCGATTTTAATGTCTTATCTAACACAAATTTTAGCAGCCGGTAATTTTACTAAACTACCGGCTATTTATCACTCCATTACAAACAATTTGTTTGCAACAGTTTGAGGCTGAGCTTGGTTCAGAAGGCGCCAGGCATTCTGAGGGTCAACATTCATTTGTTCGCTGAAGCTGCCCCAGAAGTTTTCAGGAGACTGGGGAGCTGCTGCTGCCGGAGGGGCAGGGAACTGATTGTTAACTGCAGGCTGAACTTGCTGGGTGGGATAACCACGAGTTTCAAGCTGAGCTTCGTTTTCGTACACGGGGTACGGACCTTCCGGACCAAAGAACTTCAGAGTGTAATCACTCAGAACATCAGGGTTGGTCAGGATTTCGTTGTAAGCGAGGTTCTCTTGGTGCTCATTTACAGCGAAGTTGGCATAGCCTTTAATCGCCTCTTGAGCGCGACTTCCCCACGCCACGGCGCTGTCGAGCATTCCTTCCAGGTTTAGTGCGTACTGGTTCAGAACTGCTGGGGCCTCGATCCCGAACGCGTCCATCACCTGACGGCTCTCGTTGCTCATTCCCACCAGGTCGGCCACCTGCTCCAATGATGGAGTTGAGGAGGTTTGGGAATAGTTGGGCGAGGATTCCTGGCTGGGAGACCAGGTCAGCGGAGCCGATTGTGGCGTAACTTGGTTGCTGGGTTGACCGTAGTTCGCCGGGGTATATTGTGTCGTCGGCTGAGAGGGTTGACCCTGGAACGGGGACTGGACTGGAGCGCTCAGTAGATTCACCACCTTGTTGAACGCCGACTCCCAGGGGTTGGCCTGAGGTGCCGCCGATTGGGATTGGGGGGCGTACTGAGTAGGGCTGGATTGGTAGCTGGGGGCTGCCTGAGGTACCGCTTGGGGGTAGCTCGTACCCACTTGATACTGACCCGGAGCCGCCTGCGGTGCCACCTGCTGAGGTGCCGGAGCTGCCGCCACGTAGCTGCTGGGGGCGACTGCCGCTGGTACTTGGCTCGTCGGTTGGGTCGATTGGACGGTAGCGTCCTGCATAACTCATCTCCTTTTGTAAAGCTTCTAACGTCCGATATAGATATGGTGTCAAATCTAATCGGGGATCCGCAGCCATCGGAAGATCCGGTGATTGCGGGTGAGGGGTTTGCATCATTCCCCCCACAAGGCGAGCGAATTGAGCGTATGCACCCTGTAGTTCGTTCACCATCCTGAACGGGAATCCGGATAACATCTCGGCCCGCTCCTCATCCGTTTTTGAAGGGAAGAGGTACTTCAGTGCTTCAATGCTATCAACACCTAATTCCTGTAGGTTACGTACAACGATGGAATTGTTCAAGATATCTTGAGTAGAGTCCTCATAAACAGGACCCATCCAACGCCATTGAATTGTAACGTCACCATCGGGAATTAGTCCCATGACACCAGGAGGAATCTGTTGTGTCTGAAGAATGGCCATCATTAATTGTTTGACCCTTTCTTCAAACATCTCCATGGCCTGGTTGTAAGCGACCATGTCTTCTTGAGTAGATGTCTCAGGTAGATCCATTGGTTTCTCCAGCCCTGCGGCTGCAGCCAATGTTTCCTTAAACATCTTTTCTTCCTGATAAATAATTAACTCCAGACAACGACAGATACCATAAGTATATATCGAGTTTGCTTTCTTTTTCGATGTTGCGGCCACACGACCAAACAATGATTTGTATTCAGTTGCCGTTACGCCAGCAGAAATTGATAGTTCATCAACGCCACCAAGAGCTGTCCTGATCTCTTCTCGATACTGCCTTGAGAATGCATTCTGGTCACCAGTAATAGCATCTGGGACAATGTAACCAACTCGGTCATTGGGTTCCAGGTTGGCAATAACTCTTGGAACTCTTATCTGACCATCGATTCCTCTAGAGATAGGATCTGCCTTAAACCTTGATTGACTTAAAGGTCCGGCACCACCAAACCCTGAGTTTGCTGCAATAGACGGACGTTGGACAACTGCTTCTCCCCCAGCTTCCATCAAATCAGTTTTTGGCCTGGATGAAAGAAGAGTTGGATTACCAAAAAATTGCACATTCTTCCGCATGGTGCGGATCATTTCATCATGCGTGCAGATGTGATTTGCTAATGCATCGAATTCACCGACGCCTTCTGCAGAGAAACCTTTTGCATTGTTAAAGATTTCTACGCATGGAATAAAACCAAGTGTATTTTTGAATGTTTCAGTTTTACCACCCATCGCCTGATAGTTGGTATCAAAAGATAGTTCACCCTCTGAATGCGTTTCTTCAATCGTCTTGCGTTTAATTGATAAACGAATATATCTCTTGGCACCAGCATTGCCCATGCTTGCTGGACCATTGATGCTAGCAGTATCAATATCTTGTTGATATCCCATGCCACGACGAACTTTATAGCTGTAGATGATCACGACTTCATCCAGCTCGCCGTCAATGTTGTAGAAGCTGCGATACTCGTGGCGACGGAAATAGTACAACCTGTAGTTTGTTTGTGTAGGCCGGATATAGAACATACCCTGGCCATCACACAGAAAATAATCCCAGATCGAATCCAGGCGTGTGTCGAGTTGGTTGTATTTAATTACACGGGTGACAAAATCTTTGCGCTGATTACCAAAGTTATCTTGAGCTGGAAAAAATTCAACACCCTGACGGATGCCGAAAAGTTTCATCTGAGCTAAATGTGACGCAACGATTCCAGTATCAATTGCATCCCCACCATCCTTTTCGAGGTAGGAATCAATGATTTCTTTAAGTCTGGATTTTGCGTCGCCAGCCATTAACTATCCTTCTTTTTTTCTTTGTACATCTTAGCAGATCTCGCTGCTTTACCAGCTTTTTTGGCCCGTTCTGTATTTGGAATAAATTGTTTACCCTTCTTGCTGCCCTCTCTTTTCTTGCGATCAGTTTCTTCCCTCTCGTCTTTTGACAATGAGGCCCAGGCTTTCTCTGGGAGGTAGCGTTTGGTGTAGCCTTTTTGAATTGCTTTATCTGCCATGATTAACCTAGCATTTATTGTTAACGCAACCCTTGGATATAATTATACAAAGCTCTTTCTGCAGCATTTCGACGATTTACCTTTATTTCATTGCCTTGCTTTGATAATCCATACTCTGAAGGATCAAAGCCATATTTCTCTAAAGATTTTTCTGTCTCAGCCCTTAAACCTTTAGGGTTAATTAATTTATTTCCTTGAAAGGCTCTTGCGGCTGCTCCTGCTAAACCTGTTAATGTATTAACACCTCTATCAATTAATTCACTTGTAACACCTTGAACAAAACCTGGTCCAGCGGTTGTCAGTCCATAAGTTCCTTTTGCTAAAATGTTTTGCTTTGTATTCCAAGGGATGCCCGCCTCTTTTGCAATGGGAATGCCAAATCTATCTGCCATTATTTCTTTCCTTAACATTTGTTGATTGGCACCAATCCCACTTAATGCACCTTCTAGACCTGCGCCAAGCAGAGATCTATCTTCGTTTTTCAAAAAACCAAAGCCAGCTACAACTCCCCCTGGGCTAGAAGCTCTTATTAAATCTCTGTTTCCTATTTGCTGCATTGCCTTTTGGTTTCCAAAATCAAATCCTTTGGGTAAAGAATAGTCATAAGGTCGTTTAACTGCATCAACTGCGTGTCCAAGCTCATGTGCAATTACCCATCCTGGAGTTTTGGGAGTAACAAAAACAGTTGGCTCAGTTATACCAAACAAGGGATTGGCATTCATAAATAAAGGACCGCCAGCTAAAGCACCAAAACTTCCACCAGAAAGATCCACCTTCGTTCCGGGTTTGCCTTGTTTTACTTCACCCACTTCCCTCCCTGGAACAAAGGGACTCCAGGTTCCTGGTAATCCTGCTTTCTCCATTCGTTTTGAGGCTGCATCCATCAAAGCAGGTAATTGCTTCATGGTTACCGCTTCGCTGGCGGACTCAACCATTCGCTTAGCTGCTTTTCCTACTTTTTGTTGTGCAGTTTTTAATATTTTTGGTGCGTATATTCCAGCAACATCTGCTGGGTTGACACCACTGACTACATTGCTCAAAGGGTTTCCCGTACCACCACCTGGCAACCATCCTCCTAGCTGTTTATCAGCTTCTGAATAACCTTTCTTTATTTTATTTAAGAGGCCTTGGAATAGTTCCATTACTTACTCTCCTTGTATTTCTTGGCTGCGGACTTAGCTTTCTTTCGTTTTTCGTACTCGTCTTTTGTCATCCACTTTTCCTTGCCCCATTTCTCAAGAGATTTTTGTTTTTCTCCTTTACCACCTTTATATCCACCACCTGCTTCTTTGTATTCAGAAGCAAGAAGCTGGGCCTTCCTAGCACTCCACTGACCTGGTTTACCTCCCTTTGAGCCTTTCATGATACGGTTTTTAATCCGTTCACGAAGTTCAGGCTTGGAATACTTGCTGTCGTCTTGGGCCATCAGGAGACAAACTTACGATCAAAACCAGTGGGTGTGTCTCTAACAACGTTTGCAGGAGGAATTTTCCTGTCAAATTCATATCCGGGCATGCCTTGAGGAATGCCTAAACCTCCGGGTTGCATTGGGAACATCCGAGGCAAGTCATTGCCTCCGTCATAAATACTCCGACTAGGCTTTCCACGTAATCCAGGGTGATCATAAACACCGAAAGGATTTTGCTGCACACCCATCATGGGGACAGTCGGCATGCCCTGAGCCATTTGCATCCCACCTATATTTCCAATGGCACCAGGGAGGTTGCTACCACCGCCAGGAGACATGACCTGAGGGAGTTGGGGGCCAGGGAAATACATCTTCTGGATTTGTGGCGCAAACTCAGGATTGGCATTCATCAGGCGCTGTACATCCTCGGCGCTCAAGCCCTTGCGAGACCTACGAGAATCGCCAGCAGCACCACGGTTAATGTCAAAGCTAGGGTTACCCGCTACCAGGGAGCCAACGTTGCCTGGAGCGCCGGGAATGTTTTGTTCGCCGCCGTAATACATAACTGTGTCCTACAGTTCCTTTATTTTAACCTTCCTGAACTTCGTATTCAGCAGGATCATTAATTTTCCAGAGATAAATGCCGTTTTCTTTCAAACGCCACTCAAGAACATCACCTTCTTGCCAGTTGAGTTCTTCCGTTAATTCTAGCGGCAATTCAATAAAACAATCGCCGTCATTGGTTTCCTGAACTTCAACAACGTAACTCATTTTGCCAAAAGCTTTTCTATTAGCTTATCAAGCTTAATATTAATTTGTTTAAAGTTTTCATGCAACTCCTGAATTTCCCTAAGGAAATCAACTTTCAGCACATATTCAAGAGGCATTCTGTTCACTTGGTCCTCCAGATGATCAATTCTTCGTTTTTGTGCTGAAAGGAAGTCCAATGCAGCTTGAAGGCGTTCCTGTTGACGATCCAGGATTTTATTGGCAATCCAAGTCCCACCACCAAATGCAGAGATCACAGCGGTGAGTGCAATGGCGAGGTACTCAGGTCCCATTGTCATCTACTCTTTTCTTTTATTCTAAGATCAATAATCTATATGCAGATTACCTTTACGCATCAATCCACGAACCAACCAGACCAGTGCATCAACCGTATCGTCGTGAGAACTGATACCAAAGTTTGTAAGCTCTTCAAACATTGCAGTGAACTTACGGAAGCGATTGAAGATAATCTTCCTGTCTTCAAACATGCCCATAATGCCACGGAATCTAGCAAGTTTGTCGGCCCTGAAACCCTTAACAGGGTGCCATATTAAGTTATATAAACCCTCTTGGTTCAAGCATATCCTTTTGAAGTCTGCCTCCAGGGATGCCTGATACGCAACCGATTCACTCCAGATGTCGCATGTTGAATATGTTGGGAAGTAGT